TCAGGGGTAGAGCGCAACCTTGCCAAGGTTGATGTCGTGGGTTCGAATCCCATCATCCGCTCCAAAAGTTTCTGTAAGAAAACCTACGCAAACCTTGATATTGCTAGGGATTATGAATAAAGTACGCGTAAGTTTTCTTACGTAAACCATATTACAAAACCCTTACAGGAAATATTACAGGTATGAGCAAGCCTTTTTACAAGGGGCGTCTGTCCATTAACAAGGAAAAATCCTCCCCCTACTGGATGGTGACGTTTCAGGGGCCGGACGGCAAGATGAAACGGCGTTCCACGAAAGTTCCTGTGAATGGCGGAGAATTTGAAGGAGACCGCATCACGGCCAAGCTGGCGGAACGGCTCGCCTACCAGCGGGGCGTGCAGATAGCCTGCGCGGAGGCGGAAGAATACCAAGCGCACAATAATGTTTCCGTGCGTGCCTGGTGCGAAGATTATGTGAGGCGCAAGGCGGCGCTGGTGTCGGAAGATACGGCGCGGAACGCCAGGACGGCCTACAAGCATTTTTACGCTTATCTTGGGACGCGGGCTGACGCCCCGCTGCGTCTGATCACCAAGGCGGACATCAAGGGCTTTGTGGCGGCCCGCCGGGAAGAAGTCAGGCAAAAGACGGTGGCCAAAGACCTGGCCGCTCTTTCCCAGGCATTTGCGGACGCCGTGGATGCGGAAGTAATTGACCGCAATCCGTGCGCCGGCGTTTCCATTCCCCCGGACCGTGCCGGGGAAAAGCTGCACAAGGAAGCCTTCACTATTGACGAGATCCGCTACATGATTGAGCATTTCCCGCCCCTGTGGAGTTCCGCGGTGCGCTGCTCGTTTGAGACCTTTGGCCAGCGGTTGGGGGACATTTTGAGGTTGAATTGGAATCAGTTTGACTGGGAACGCCGCGTTGTGCGCTTTGATACTGGGAAGACGGGGCGCTGGATGGACCAGCCCATGAGGGAGGGCTTTTACCAGTGGGCGCTTGCCCGCTGGAAGGAAGCCGGGGAACCGGCGGACGCATTGCTTCACGCGCCCCTGCTGGCCCTGGGGGATGGGGCTTCCGCCCAGTTCGGGTTGTTATTGAGAACGCACGGTATCGGCGTGGTGCATGGAGCGGCCGGCGGCCGCAGACGGAGGATGAACAGCAAGTCCTTCCACAGCATTCGGGCGACGGCGGCCACGTTGTTGCAGGCATCAGGCGTATCGCAGGGGCTGGCCATGGAGCTGGTGGGGCATGATTCTTCCGCCGTGCATAGCGTGTACATCCGCCCTTCCGCGGATCAGCTGCGTTCTGCCGCGGAGTCCCTGCCGGAGTTGTAAGGTTTCCGGCCGTGTGACACCGTCACGCTTTCTTTGATGCAGTTGTCTTGCCATGCTTTCAGGCATGGACAGGCATACCGTGTTTACTCTGGCCCTTCAGCTGCTTGGGACGCAGGAGTATAAGGAGGATTCTCCTACGCAGCATCCGTGCGACGTATGGTTCAATCCCGTATTGCGGACGGCGTGCGTCCGTTTTAATTGGACGTTTCTGGCGCGCGAAACGGTTCTGAAACGCAGAAAGGATGCCGCGGTGGCTCCGGGTGTGGCCTTGTTTCCTTACCCGGACGGATGCCTGAAGATTACCCGCATGAGGACGGAGGACGGGGCGGATGTGCGACTTCCCCAGTTACAGGCGGAAGGCATTTTGGTGGATGAGGACGAGTGCCCGGAGACGTTGCGGGTGAATTACCAGAGCGATCTTGTGGCTCTGGGAGGGACGTTGCCGGATCATGCGCCGGAGTTTTGCGACGCGGTGGTGTGTCTGCTGGCCAGCCGGGTGTGCATGGCGCTGACGAGTAATGCCAGGCTCCAGCAGGCGCTGGAAGAACGGGCCCAGATGGCTTTCCTGTCAGCGATTGCCACTGACCGGCAGCAGGACGGCAGCAAGGCGATTGACCCGATTACGCGCATCACGAGGCAGAATATTTTTAGAAGGAGACGCTGATATGGGATTTGTCAACAATATGCTTTCCGCGGGCGTGACGGCCAGCGGATATGACGCCAGGAAGAAGCAGACGCTGGCTCACGGACAGGCGGCCAGGAACCGCGCCTACAGCCAGGCCAACGGGGTGGAACAGGCGGCGCGCGCCAATGCGCTGGTGGAGGGCGCCAATATGATGACGATGCGGGGCAATCAGCGCCGGGCGGTTGGAGCCGCCAGGGCCCAGGCGGCGGGCAGCGGGTTTACCAGCGAGGGGACGGGGGCGGCGACTGCCAACGCGGTGAACAGTCTTTACGAGAAGCGGATTGCCGACATGGCTTATGAGTCCAGCACGGGGTCTGTCAATGCGGTAAATCAGGCGATCGGTCTGCGCCGGCAGGGCGATGAGGCAATGAGGGCCGCAGAGGCGGAGGCTGCTCAATACCGCAGCATGGCCAGGGGAACGCGCATGGGGATGTGGTTGAGTAGCGCCGGCGCTTTGGCCGGAGCGATTGACGGGGGGCTGGATGCTTATAACGATGCCCGGGAATGGAATGAGCGCCCGGATGTCCAGAGCGGAGAGGTGAAGCCCGCGAGCGTTTGGAAAGATACGACGATGGGAACCATGAATGGGATGGGCTGGGGCAGTTCCGCCGCGAATGCGTTCAATCCGTATATGTCTTCCTTCACGTCCCAGGGATGGGAAAAGAGTTTTTTGAAAGCGCTTGGTTATGGACAGAGATGAGAGCTTGATTAACGGGCCGGGGGTACAGCCTCCGGCGAGTGTGAATGTTCCGGTTCCGCGCGACGTGACCGGGGATGTCTTGCGCCGGGGAGTAGCCCAGGTGGGTCAGAATATCGACGGGATGTGCCGGGAGATGGTGGAAACGGAGGATTCCACGAAGCAGTTCGAACAGGAACGGATCCTGATGCAGACGCAGGACGAGGTGGGCAGTGAAGCCAGGAGGCGGCTACAGCTTCCCGACGGGGATCCTGATGCGTTTTTCGATGAGAGGGGGAATTTCAGCAAGAAGGCGTTAAATAATTTTGCGTCTCCTTATTTGAAGAGGCTTCAGGGGATAGGCAGCGGGATTCTGAATCCTGACCTTGCCCGGAAGATGCGTTTCAAGGCAGCTGTCGCCGGGGACAAGATGTTGAATGATTTGTTTGACAGCGGCAAGGAGGTGGCGAGGAAGAAGCAGGAAACGGCCTTGAATTCCAGTTTGAAACTGGCCGAAGAAACGAATAATTGGGGCTGGTATGGTGATACGGTACGTGAAGCCGTAAAGTCCGGAGCGATTGACCAAGCACAGGGACAGCTTCTGATTATCCAAGGCAGGCAAAAAGAGCTTTTCCAGGAAGCCCAACGCCTGATGAGGGAAGACCCTTCCGAGCTGGCTCTTCAGATGGACGAAGGACAATGGAATGAATTGAATGAAAAGAATCTGTTCAAGGTTCAGGACGAATTGGAACACATGTTGCGGAATAAGGCCGAGCAACAGCCTTACACGGATTCCGAGTTGAAGGCCATTCAAGAAGGCAGGACTGTTCCTCCGAAGTACGCCGACCTTCCGGGAGATACGGAGAAGATGCGCGTTTGGAGGCAGGCTAAACGAGAAGGGAAGCTTTATCTGTACAAGGATGATATTGAAGCGGAATTCCGAAAGGAAATCGCCAATGGCCCCGTGTTCGATTCCCTGGCCAAGTATGAAACCTGGAAGAAGGAGATGGTCAAGGATTGGAGCGATGAGAAAACCGGCTTCGGCCTGACTCCTGATGAAGTGGAACTTGCCTGTGATCATCACATTGCGAATATGATGAGTGCGGGTTCCGGGAATTCTTTTAATGCCGCCAAGCTTTTTGACGACCTTGGCTATCAGCAGGTGGTCCCCCTGTTTTATGAAAAGTGGAGGAAGAAGGCCGATGACTGGTACTTGACTTCCAATCGCAGAACCTTGGCGGAGGGGGCGGCTGTGAGTGAGATGGAGGCCGCGATGGAGCGCGTCAAAAGTAATGCGCTGAAGGCTTACCTTTCCTGGGAAAGAGACCATGAGAACAAGTCCCGAGACGAAAAGTTCATGAAAGCTTCCGAGCTGCTTGCTATGTTCGCTAATAATGAAAAGACTTCCTTTGATAATAAAACATTTGAGGCGAACAGAATCAAGAAGGAAGCCATTTACGGGGCCGTTTATGGGAACATTGATAAGTATTCCAATGATTCTGGTAAAGCTGCTCTGGACGAGCAGAAGAGGATCCACCAGGAATACCGGAAAGAGAGGGCGGAGAGCGCCAAAAAAGCCGCGCGGCAGCGAACTGTCGATCAGGCAAAGTTTATGCCTGTGGAGGTAGATGGCGTGATCAATGTGTCCGAACGAGAACCGGGCATTTACCTGGACAGGAAGACCTTTGAACAAGTCGTCAAGGCTCACGGAGATGCACCGGTGGTTTTGGCCACAATCCCGGAACGCGGAAGCAGACGCGCGGCTGCCAAGCTGCCTGTTTTAGGGTGGCACGAAGGAGTGGGAACGATGCTGACCAGCGGAGCGCGCGTGCGCCTGTTAGGCCGCATCCGGAATGTTCATTCACTACATTTGAAGTTTCTCCAGAATCCGGAGAGCAAAACGCTGGAGGACAGCAAGATGAAGGAGTTTACCGAGAAGAAGAAACGCAAGCTCCGCGATGCGGATGTGCCACCCGATGATTTCGGCATTATACCGGACAATGAAGTGGAGACTGCCCAGCCTGTGAGCGGGGCTTATTTGAACGGGGAATTGACCATGCTTCCCCCGCTTTAACCTTTTCACACAACCCGACACATGAACTTTGAAGAGTATTTCCAGAGAATTGAACAGGCGGAACAGTCTGTCAACGAATTGAACCAGCCGTTTGGAGAAGGCATTGCTTCCTCCATGCCGGATTACATGCCGGGAATAGAAATGACCGCCGAAGAACTTTCTCCGGGGTGGATGCGCCCTGTCCTGAACGTGGTGCGTCCCGAATGGGAAGAGAGGCGTAACCGCTGGGAAGAGCTGGGGGCCGCCGCCCTGTACGGAGATTTTTTGAAGGCTGGGAAACAGGGTGAGCTTGACGCGCGTGTGCGGGAAGTGATTGCCAAGAATAAGGTTTTCCGGGATTTCATGGAGGAAGGAGACAAGCCGCTTTCCCGCATGTACATGGGCCGGGAGGTGATGAGGGCATTGTACGGTTCCCGCTTCCGTGACGTGCCGGAGATGTATTTCCATTCCCGCGGCGAGCAGATGCCGGAGGCTGGCAGGCAGTCTCTCAACGATGGGTATGCCGCCGTATGGGATGATTTTTCCAGCAAGACACGCAAGAGGTATGCTGACTACCAGCAGAAAAAGGCGGAGTTTCAGCGCGGCCTGGAAGAGTTTGGCCGGGAACTGGAAAAGGCGCTTCCGGAAGCCGTCCTGCAGGGGAAGACCCTTTCCCCTGATATGATGGAGAAGGCTACTCGCTACGGTCAAGCGGAGAAGGTGACGGCCAGCCTGCAGCGGGCTCATGCGGCCGTTGACCTGCTCCGCGGCGTGAACCGCGGCGGAGTTTCCCGCGGAGCTCACGAAGGAGCTGTCCGGGCGGAGGCGGAACGGATTGTCCGGGAAGAGAACAGGGATGGAAGTTATTACCGGTTTCTGGGCATGGATCTGGGCAAGCCGAAGACGGAAGAGGAAGCCGAGCAGCAGGCGCGGGCCAACCTGGGCAACAGCTACGAAGTGACGCGGGAGTTTATTTCCCACCTGGTGAACGTCCTTTCCGACGAAGACGGGCAGTTGGATGAAGGAGCTCTGGGCGCCATGATGCTGGCTCTGGACGCGGACGCGCAGGGTCAGCAGACGATTGACAGCCGGTTTGTGCGCAATATGGGCGAGGCCCTGAAACGCTGGTGGACGGATAGTGACGATTTCCTGCAGCGTTACACAGGAAAAGATCCCTTTCATGAATTTCTTGATGTGCGAAACGCTTTGACAGGCGGGAAACCCCTGACGCTGGAGGGGTATTTGACGGAGAAGCAGCAGGAGGAAGAGACCCGCCGGCGGCTGTACGAGGATCCGCGCGTGGAAAAGTTGAAGTTTGCTTTGTCCCGTCTTGAGGACACCCGGTTGAGCGCAGCGGATAAGGCCGGGTTTCTGGCCGGATCCCTTACAGAATTGGGAACGATTACCGGCGACAGTTCCCCCGCCGTTCTGGCCGGTCTGGTTAGCGGCGGTTTGTCCATAGCCGCTTTCGCCCCTGCCTCCATGAACCGGAGCATTGCCCAGGCTCACGCGGAAGGGAAACGGAATGCCGAGCTTTACGGGTTGATTACGGGCGGCTTTGACGCCCTGGCGGAAGGCAGCTTCGGCGTCGCGGTGCGCAAGGTTCCTTTTGTTGGGAAGCTGATGGATAAGGCGGCGCTGGGACTAATTGGCAAGCCTGTGGTGGGGAAAGCGGCCGCTGCCGTGCAGAGCAATTGGTTTCTGCGCTACCTGGGGGACCGCGTGGCGGTGGAAAGTTTGGGCGAACTGGTAGGCGAAGAGGTGATCAGCCAGACGGGAAGCTACCTGACGATTCAGGGGATGCGCGGCCTTGGCGTGGATATGGATGCCCCGGAGTGGAAGCCTTTTTCCACGGCCTGGGAGTGTATCCAGGACGAACGGCAGAGCGCGGCCACTGTGGCGTATTGCGCGGCCCTGGGGTTGATGGGGCTTTCCGCCGATATGAGGGCGGCCCGGGAGTTTTCCCGGAACCGCGAGAATCTGATGACCGTAGGGCTGAAGCCGGAGACGGCCGCCCGTTTGGCGGCGATGACGGAGGACACCATGAACCAGGCCGCCCTGCTGCAAGCCGGAGGGGATCTCAACACCTCCAAGCTGCGGGAACTGGACGACAAGCTGCAGGCCGAATACCGCCATGCTTATGAAACCGAAGTAGTGAACGAGGATCCGGTGAAACTGCGTGACCGGTTGAAGAAGAATCACGAGTTGTTCATGAGCGACATCGACGCGCAGGTGGCGTTGAAGGAAGGGGTGCTGAAGGCGGCTTTGCGGGAACAGGGGGTGCTGGATGTGGAAGAGAGCCTGACGGGCAAGAATGTGGTGACCGTGGAGGACACCGAACAGGCGGAGAAGGATCGCGCTTCCTGGCAGGACGGGAAGATGCCGGAAGGGTATGAAACGCCCGTGAAGAAGGTGGAATGGACGGACGAGCAGCTGGCGGCCTATTCACAGTACGCCATTGGGAACGAAGGGTTGAAGCGGATGAAGGCCATCCGGTCCGCCGCGCTGAATCTGGACATGGTCGCGAAGGTGAATGAGAAGGATTACGCCAGGACCCTGCCGCTGACGGAGAGTTCCGTACCTGTGGCCGCCGAGCTGGCCAGGAGCAAGGGGGCGATGACGATTGACGTGCTGCGGGCTTTGTCCGAGGCGGCGACCAGGGAGGGAGAGAACGGCCGCAGCGTGCTGCCCGGAGTGAGCAATGCCGCCGTGGTTTCCATGGAGGGAAGTTTTATGAAGCGGTTGCAGTGGGAGGCGCGAAGCGGCGGTCCGGCCGGCGCCTCCCGGCTGCTGGCGGGCGAAGGCGGCGCGGCGGCCATCCGGCTGACGGCCGGCGAGGGGCCGGCGAGCCGCATTGTGTATAATCCAGGCCATACCCTTTCCACGAATTTGGCGGAGGACGTGGTGGAAAGCATGCTGGTGGATAAGTTGAGGAAGGAGGGAGGCATGGACGGCCGGGGCAATCTGACGGATGCCGGGAAGGATTGGCTTTCCGCCATGCACCGGGAGATGCGGGAAGTGCGCCGGCAGGTGCTGGCGGCTACCGGCAGGGATATGATGCCCGGATTGGAGAAGGCGGAACCGTCCCTGATGAATGTGACAGAGTATTTTTCCCACCTGGCCCAGAGCGCGTTTTATCGGCAGGCCGGGGAGTACGGCTTGAATGACGCGGCGATGCGGCATGTGAAGTTCATGGATTCCGCACTGATCCAGGCGAAGTTTCTTAACGATATGGGCGCCGGCTTTGCGAAGTGGGCGGACACGGAAGCGGGCCGCGCCTGGCAGAAGGAGGGCGGGACGCTGGCCGGACTGCTGCGGGAAACCGGTCATGAGCTGGCGGATTTGTACACCAACAGCCGGGTTACGGCAGAGAATGTGGCCGCCGTGGAAGAGGCCCGCATGTACCGAAGAGCCAACGGTGCCCGGACCGTGGAAGACATCCGGGAGGAATTGGAAGAGGCTGAACAGGAGGGAACGGAAGCGGAGGGCGTCATGGGGGAAGATTCCAGGGAGATTCCTGCGGAAGAGAGCGTCACGGGCGAAACCATCCCGGCGGAAGCCAACGAAGAGGTGCCCGATGCGGATCCGGAGAGCGGGCAGTTTGTGCCTCCCCCCGGAAGCGTGGTGGAAGTTGATCCCGAAGGCAAGGGCCGAGGCCTGGAAGGAGGACGGTATGCGGAGGACGGCGTGGAGGGTTCCGTGATCGGGATGGTTCCTTGTTCCTCCCTGGTGTTTCCCGAATGGCCTTTTTCCAGGTTTGCCGCCGCGGACGGCATGGCTGAAGCGCTGCGGCGCGAGGACGGCCGCATGGAGGTGATGATGGGGGGAGACCTGCTGCGCCAGGAGGATCAGGCGCAGAGCGTGAAGGTCCGCGTGTGGGATGCGGACGCCACCCGCAACGAAGCCTGGGCCCGCGGCCGCGCCCTGGAACAGATAGCTCTTGCCGGCATGGCTCCGAAGGTTTTTTCCGTCCGGGACTACCTGGAGTATTACCGCCACCTGTACCCGGACGGACTGCCGGACAGGTCCGCCCTGGGGAAGCTGGGCAAGAAGGCCCGGCAGGCTGTCACGATTCTGGAGAAGGCGGCGCCGGAAGTGGCGCAGGATGCTCTTTCCGGCGACGTGTCCGCGGCGGATGCCTACGCCGCCGTAGAGACGGCCGCCACGCAGGAGGGACAGCGGTTTTATCTGGATCAGAAGGCCGCCGACAGGAAGGCGAGCCTGGAGTACCTGACTGCCCTGACGCGGGCCTGGGAAGCCGCGCCCGGGGCGGACGCGGATGCGCTGCGCAAACAGGCCCGCTATGTCGTGGCTGCCCGCAAGGAGATTCGCAAGGCTGTTTCCCGCCTTCAGGATGTGCGAGGGGAGCAGCCCCGCGCCGTCGCCCAGCGGGAGCTTGGCATCGATCTGCCCACGGCGGAGGCGGTGGCCGACGCAATGAAAAGGCTGGATCTGCTGGACGCTTCTTTTGACGCGTTTGAGGCTGATTTGGATGTCCCGGGGCGCGCTGCGGAGTGGGACGGGAAAAGCCCGGTGGGAGTTGTCGGCAGTTTTTTCCAGGCGCGGGAAGAGGTGAAGGAGATGAAGGCCGGGACGGAGGCGTCCGAGGCCGCCGGCAGGATGGCGCGGAAGCGAGGCCGCCGGCAGGAACAGCAGGCCCGGCCTGCCGACGCGCAACAACGGGAAGCCTCTCGTTCAACGACGGAAGGAGTGGAAGAGAAGCCCGCTGCCGACAAGCTGGAAGATGCGGGGCGTGAGATCAAGGCGCACAAGGACAGGTACAGCAACAGGGTTACCGAGCCGCTGAAGGCCGAGATGCCGGAGGATTTCAGCAAGGTGACGGTGAGTAAGTATTTCCCGGAACCCGATTGGGAGAAGCTGGCCAATGACGGCGTGAGTCAGGATGTGATTGTCGCGATGGCGTTGATACGCGGTCTGCTTCCGGATAAGCCCAGGGGACTCCGGGCGGGCATCATGGGCGCCAAATGGCTGGAGGCCATGAAGATGTACCGCCGCAGCACGGCGGAGCTTCTGGAGGGGACGTTGAAGCCGGAAGAGTTTTTTGCTGCGTTGTCCAGACAGGGCGGCAAGGCCGCCGGGAAGGTAGCGTTGTTCCGGGCGTTGGGATATCCGTATTGCCTGAAAGCGCTGAAAGTTTCCATGGAGGTGTATGCGTCTCAAGAGGACGGCAAGCCAAAAAAATATTGCGTTTTTAAGCATGAGAAAGGGAGCAGGTTTTTGCCCAAAGGAATCGATAGCTGGAGAAGCTACCCTTCCGAGCAGGAAGCTGTTGACGCGTTGCGCGCGGCGATTGCCGCGGAGATGGCCGTTGAGGACGAAGCTGGTGATAAGAAGAAGAGGAAGGAGGTGAAGCTGACGATCCGTTATTACAACCACGGACCGAAGAAGGGCGAGTTTTTTATTTGCCGCGATTTGCCCGGCAACGCGCGCATTAAGCTCAAGGATGGCCTGGCTTCCGGGCAGGAGGCGCGGGAATACATGGATGCGCACATGGACGAGCTGCAGGAGAAGCTAAGACGAATTGCCCGGAAGCCGGATGTCATGCTTGAGGTGAGTTCTGAACGTGTGGGGGAAGATTACCGCAACGGGAAGAACGTGGATAACGCGATGCTGATGGAAACGTTCGGCATTAACGGGATTACTTACGGGAATTGGGTGAGCGGTCCGGAACGCCAGGCCAAGCTGAATGCGACGTATGATGCTTTTTTGGATTTGGCCCATTTGCTGAGGATTCCGCCGAGGGCGATTTCTTTGAACGGCAGTCTTGGGTTCCAGTTCGGAGCGAGCGGCGTAGGGCGTTATTCGGCTCATTATCGCCCGAGCGACGTGAGCATCAACCTGACACGAAAGAAGGGGGATGGTTCCCTGGCGCACGAGTGGTGGCACGCGCTGGATCATTATTTTATGCGCGCCCATGCAGGGATGAATCTTGAGATGAGCAGCAATCACACCCAGCGGAAGTTTAAGGGGCTTACTGATGCGGGGAGGGTTGAGTATGGTTTTTCCACCCCCGGCATGAATGAGAATGCCGGACAGGCGTTTGCCAGGCTGGTGTATGAGATTGAGCAGAGCGATTACGCCGCCCGCAGTGTGGCGATGGGCAAAGGTTATTGGGGCACCAATATAGAAATGACGGCCAGAGCGTTCCAAGCGTACATGGTGAAGAAGGCCGGGGATGCGGGGCTGCGGAATGAGTTTTTGAGCGCGTACATGAGCACGGAGGAATTTCGTGAGATAGACAGGGAGTTTTTTGAATCCACGGGGATTGACCGTTATCCGTACCCGACGGATGAAGAGTTGAAGAAGTTCGCTCCGCTGTTTGACAGGTTCTTTGCCGCGCTGACGCACGTCAGGCAGGAGAACGGGAATTACGTGACTTTTTCCGTGACGGATATGGAAGACATGGGAGCCCCTGCCGAGACTGCGTTTTCCATTGCCTCGGCACAGGAACAGGGGTTGTTCCATGACGGCCATTTTGAGGCGGATAACGCGGTGATTACGGAACCGGGTGTGACGTTTTCCATTGCCGCCCTGCATGCTTCCCCTCACAGTTTTCGGAAGTTTGATACGGCGTTCATGGGCAAGGGTGAGGGAGCGCAGGCGTATGGCTGGGGACTTTATTTTGCGGAAAATCCGGAGGTGAATCGGAGTTATATGAACCAGTTCGCGCAGGATAAGACGACATGGAAGTTCCGGGAGGTGGAGACTGGCGTTATAGAAGTGATGCAACGATCCCTGGTAAATAGTTTTTTGCCGAAGGATGCCCTGCCGGAGGCCAAGGAGGACGCGTCAGATATCGCCTGGTCTGTTCTTGGCGATTTGGTTGATGCCTCCAAAGGAAGCATGACTGTTTCAGACATCGCCAGAGAGGTGATGGAGGAGATTGAAATCAACAGGAAACACGCGGAGGAGTATCCCCAGGAGCGGGAGAAAATGGTCCAGCTGGAAGGCTTTCTACTTTCTCTGCTTGACCATCTGGACGAGATAGAGGCCAGGCCGGGCATGCCTTCCAATTACAAGGTAGAGTTGAATGTAGAGGATTCCGAGTTGATGGGCTGGGATTACGTGGACGAGACGGCTCTTGCCTTGTTGAAGGATTCCCCGGTGGAAGAGGTGCGGTATGCTTTGGAACGTGCCGAAAGAAGGGCGGATTACCGAGGCGAAAATGTGAGCGGCAAAGACGTTTATCAGGAGTTGTTTGATGCTTTTTGGGATGGAGATGATGGCACGAAACAAGAGGCACAGAAGGCCGCCAGCGTGTCTTTGCTGTCCAGCGATATTAAAGGCATCAGGTACGCAGACGGCTATACTCGCGGGAAAGCGGAGGAAGATCAGACGTATAATTACGTGATTTTTGACGGGAACGACATCAAGATTACGGCGTTTGCGGACGAGTCCACCGGGGGAGCGTGGGCGGATTATGAGGATCCGACGGCGACGTTTTCCGTGGTTGCCGTCGATAGTTCCGGATATGCCCTGAAGCCGGAGATGTTCGTCACCCGTCCTGACGGGAACCCGGACTGGTTCACTATCCCCAAGCGTAAGGGGCAACCCTCCATGCCGGTGCGGCTGCTGGTGGGGGAAGATGCCGCTTTCCACAAGGGCTACGGCCTGACGCACATTGCCGCGTCCAGGGATTTAGACGGGCTGTGGGCGAAAACTACGCCGGAACGGTTTTTGTCCAGCATCTTGGCTAATGTAAGCGAACTGTGGGAAATTTCCCCCGGTCGGGAGTTGCTGGTGAAAGGCAAGAAGCCGTCTGCCTGGATGGTTTTACAATTGGCTAGAAAGGAGGGGTATTATTCCATCGTCACAGCACACCCAGTAGCCGGTTCCAAGAAACCAAACGGAAAGAGACTCCCCCTTGCAGAGCGGATCGCTGGTAAGAACCAGACGCGTGTTGATCGGTCACAACGACCTGCAAACCCGGATGCGGTTCCGGACGCCTTCCCGGGAGGTCAAGAGAGTGAAACCGCAACTCTAGCCTCTACCGCTGGCAGGGGAGATGTTTCCTCCTTACCACCCGGCGCGCGCGTTGTCAATATCAATGACGTGCGGCTGCGCTTTGACGACGGGCGACAGATGCAGGCAGGTTCCCCCGTGTCCACCATGTCCCTTGCCCTGATGGACGACGGCCTGGATTCCGCGCCGCACCTGAAGGAGCGGGTCATACAGCAGTTGATCGGAGATGTGCGTACGGCGGTGCGACGGTTTAACCGCGTGTTTGCCGGAAACACGGGCGTGGAAGCCGCAGCGCGGGAGATGGGCCAGGCCCAGGCGCTGCTTGGCATGATGAACAAGTACGCGGCCAAGGGCTACCGCCCGCGTCTGACCGCCCAGATGCGCTATGTGGAGGTGTATGCCCGGATGCTGGAGAGCGGGAAGATTCTTTCCTACGGGAAACTGAACGCCCAGGAATTGAAATCCCTGAAGGAAGACCTGGAAACGGAGCTGTCCGATGCCGTGGAGGTTTCCGCCCGCGGGGTTGCGTGGGAGGCCGCCGAGGGCGGATTGTACGGCAAGCATGAGCTTGAACGGCTGGAAACACAGGCTCGGCAGGAGGTGCGCGATACGCTGGTGAGGGATTACGCCGGCCGCAAGCTGGACGAGGTGGTGCGCGATATGTTGAATCAGGGCGCGTCCCAGCTGGAGAAGCAGCTTAAAGACGAAGAGATGGCGCGTATCGGCAAGCTGCTGGATTTTATCAGGCCGCGCAAGGATCCGAAGACCGGCAAGCTGAAGAAGGGGCTGATGAATGCCGACGCTTACCGGAGGGTGGAGCGGATTACCCGCATGATGGAGGCGCCGGCGGAGAAGAAGGCGGAAGAGATGGAGCGGCTGAATGTTCAACTGGCGGTGGACGATTTGGCGGAAGCCGATCATGACCGCATTTCCCTGGAGCTGCTGGACTGGTCCGTGTATGGGGCTCTGGAGAGCATGAGCCTGGACGCCGTCAGGGCGGCTGGGGAAAGTCTCCGGGAATTGGTTCTGGCGGAACGGAATGTGTGGGAATTAAGGCTGGAGGACGAGAAGAGGCGCCTCAAGAAGGTAGCGATGGATGCCGCGGCGGTTCTGGGCCGGGCGGATGCCACGAAGATGCGCCAAATGACGGAGAAGGAGGAAAGGACGTTCCGAAAGTTCGGGATTATTGGCCGCCATTTGATGAGTTTTTCCCAGGCGATGTATGCCATGAGCGGCATGCCCGGCGTCATGAAGGATCTGGCCCGGGAAACGCTGGATGCCCTGGCTGACGGGCATGTCGCTCTGACAGCCAGGGAGAAGGATATTAACAACCGGTTGGCGGTGTTTATGAAGAAGGAACTGGGACTGGACACGGAGAGGCAGAGGGCCGATTTTATTCAGGGCCTCAAGAAGACGATCAAGACCGGGATTGTGAGGGAGAAGGTAAAAGTTCACTCCCTGGATTTGACCGTGGAGGAAGCCCAGCGCTGGCTTTCCATGAGCAGGGAGGAACGGCAGGCAGAACGGGACCGGATGAGGGAGGAGGCGGAGAGCAAGGGGTGGGCCGTGGAAGCCATGGTGGAAGAGGATGATGTGCTGCCGCTGAAGGAGGCCGTCCATTCCGCCCTGAATCCTTCGCCGCGCATTGACGGGAAGAAGGGCCGGAAGCGGGAGCGCGTCCAGGTGAAGCGTGAATTCATGGAGAAGCAGGAACCGCTTGAAGCCAGTGCGGACCAGCTTCTTAATGTTATTCTCACGTATGAGCAGCCTTTTTACGCAGAGAACGCGCGCATGAACGGGTACACGCCGGAGGTGCTGGATGCTTTGCGCCGGAAGGTGGGCGCCGACGCGCTGGCCTACGGTTACAAGATGCGCGATCTTCTTTCTGAAAGCGGGGTTGCCGAAGAGTTTGAACGGCGCGAAGGGGTTCCTTTTCCCGCGCAGACGAATTACTGGATGAGCCGCTTCCATGATGCTTCCCGCATTAACCAGAACCGGGATGCTCTGGATGTAGAGATGGGAACCGGCGCCCGGTACGGAATGCTGATTCAGCGCGTGGACCACAGGCACGAAGTGGATTTGAGCCTGGGTGCAAGCAATGTGTTCCTTGCCGCCTGCACCCAGCAGAATAATTATCTGGTCATGGGGAGGATGACGGCCAAGTGGAGGCGTCTTTTATCCAATAAGGAGTTCGCGGGGGCTTTGAAGCAGAGGCTTGGGGATGGGTTGTTCTCTTCCCTCAAGCAGATGATTGATTTGTTTGACGGCGCCGGGGTGATGGAGGCGGTGACGCAGCGCACCATGGGCAGCCTGCTGGGCATGATTCAGAATGCGCATGCCGTCAGCGTGTTGTCCGCCGCCCTGACGACGATTGCCAAGCAGCCTTCCGCCCTGATGCACGCGGCGGCGTTCAAGTCTCCGGTCAGAGTGATGAAGCAGTTGCTGCTGGACCGGGCGGGCGCGGGCAGGATTTCGTTTGCCGAGATGCTGCGCAAGCCTTTTTTCCAGGCGAGGTTTAAGGATGACCGTGTGTTTGTGGAGCTGATGCGCATGGGGGCCAATGCGAAGTGGACGCGGATGGCCGGCTTGTCCCGCATGGGGATGCAGGCTCTTGAGCACGTGGATGTGTGGTCTAATTGCGCCAGCATGACGGCGCTGTATAACCTGACCTGGCAGGATTTGGAGAAGGAGAACCGCGCGGCGGCCGTTCCGATGACGGAGGATCAGATGGAAGAGATTTGCGACAGGACCGTGAAGAATGCCCTGGAGCTTGTGGGGCAGCCCCAGCGGCTGACGCAGCGTTCTATGATGGCGGCTCTTGGGAAAAACAATCTGTGGGTGCGGATGAATTGCTACATGGGCGGTGAAATGCTCAACAAGGTGGGCATGACCGCGGCCATTGGGGAGAAGTCCCGCGCGGAAGGAGACGGCGTGGTCAAGAGGTTCGGCAAGAAGATGCTGTGGCTTTCCACGATGTCCGGCGTTGAGCAGGTTATTTTGATGTTGCTGGATTTGATGCGGGGCAACGGACCGGATGATGACGAGTTGCCGGAGTGGCTGGTTTACAATGCCCTCACCGGGTTGTCCGGTCTTGGTTTGCTGAATACACTGCCCATTCTGGGGCCGACTTTGGAGGAAGTCAGCGGCCAGCTTAACAAGCTGATTACAGGGAAGAATAAGGGCTTCATTAAGACCGGCTTGCTGGATGACATGCTGTTTAATTTCCGTGGATGGATGCGCTGCGTCAGGAAGTTCAGCGATGCGGATAAGATGAGCGGTGAGGAAATGGCTCTGGCAATTGCCGATACTGTTCGCCTTGGGGCGGCAGGAACCGGACTTGGCCGCGGCGTCAACAGCACGATGCAGTGGACCAGCACGTTGAGCGGTACGCTTCAATCTTTTTCCGCTGTGGGGAATATGTTGCGCCCCTTCCTTCAGCGCGCCATGAATGACGAAAAGCAGGAGAAGAAGGAAAGGAGGGAAAGGATACGGAGATACCGTTAATTACTTCATATGCTCAAGAGTAAAATTAAGGTTACTAAGATCAGTTGATATTCTATCAAGATCACGGCTTATTCTTTGCAAATTTTCCCCAATTTCTAGGAGTTGAAAGGATATTGTACTCAATGAAACAGAGACAATAATTCCGAACAAATAAAGTGTTGCAATGTGGATTTTTTTCATAATAGTAGAATATTATTTACTTGCTCCACCACAAATTTTGCAGTTATTGCCACTGCCAGTATCACTCCAATACCCTTTACAGTTATTGTAGTATCGGCAAGAAGAGTTATGTGTCTTTCCGGTTGAGCTGATCCAGTATTTCTTTTGCGCGGCTTCTACTTTTACAGAGGTTTGAATGTTTTCCACCGGGCAAGCTCCCATGGAAGCCACGGAGAGACACACAGCAGAGACGGCATAGATGAATAGTTTTCCCAGAATCATACCAGAAAATTATATCTTTTCATGAAGAAAGAACAACAAAAAAGCCCCTGACCCGGAGGCCAAGGGCTGAACAGGAGCACTTTTCTGGGAGGATGCTACTGTACACGGCTGTAATGGCAATAAAAAACCGCCCGCGTTTCCCAACGTGGACGGCTAACGGAAAATAAAAAAGAGGATTTATCTATAGAATGAGATTTCGTCGTCTTCATCAGTAATACCTATACGTTCAAGTAATTTTTTCTCAACGTTTGCATCAATAATCTTATTTGCCCATTCGTTTACACTTTTAGTTCCATCCAGAGCTGCTGCAATTGACCACATTAGTGTATCTCCAGGTGAAAAAATAAACATTTTACGCTCATTCTCAAAATCAGCTTCTGTTAAATAATCATCAAGAGCTCTTTCAGCGGATTTCAAAGAAAAAGTTTTGTTATCTTTAATAGTATTTTCTATTTTTTTCTTAGCAGCAATATTTAATATAATAGTGATTGATTTAGGAGGATCTAAAAATGTATATTTCCCTTCACCCAAACTATTTATTTTTGAAAAATCATACACCACCCCCCAAAGCTCTGCAGAACTTGAATCTATAGGAAATATAATTGGGTTGTCATAAGTTTTATTTTTTTCTTTATTAACAGAAAGTGATTCCTGTGATTTTGTCACCTCTTGATTTAATACGCTTCTAGCCCATTCTTGAATATTGTCAAAAAGCCATGAATATTTTTCAGCCTCTTTTTCCCAACTTTCCCACTCTTCGTCCGATGAGGCAGTAATGGATTTTGCTGTTTTGTTTTGTCGGATCTTTTCTTCATTGAATAATATCTGAATTTCATTGATACATTTGGATGGTATGGGTTTTCCTGCCGAAAGCCAACCATTCACTGTTGAGATCGAGCGATTAAGCGACGTCGCCAACCAACTTCTGTCTTTTTTGAACATGGACAGGGTATTTTTTATGTCTTGCACAGACAAAGTCGATTTTTTTTCTCCATTTTCCATGCCTGATTGCTGGTTTTTTGTTGAACCATCTTCCATCATGGCAATATTCATACATGGTCATTGTTGTTCTGTCAATATCATTTCCGCGCTTGTAAAAATAATAATTGACTAATCTCGTTTTCAAGAGTAATCATTTGTTCATGGTCACGAAAGAACAGGACAGAACAGAGATATTCCTGACACGAAAGCAGTTGTCGGAAACATTAAAAGTCAGTGTTGTAACGATTCAGCGCTGGGACCGAGAAGGATGCCCAAAACTTGAAGTCGGTACAGCGATCCATCCGAAAGGCAGACGTCCTAGGTACCGTTTGTCGAAAGTTCTTGCTTGGTTGAAAGCAAGATCGGAACCGCACAGGCCTCTCGCCGACTCCTGAATACAAATTTTCCGCAGATTATGGAATGTGCCCAGTGGAGATGCTGTTCATCCAAACAAAAGCGGCCACCTGTTGGAGCAGGTGACCACCAAAACGGGCATAAGCCCGATCAACTAAAACGTATGACTACTAACACAATAAACAGAAGTCCGCAAGGCGAAAATGCCTTGATGTCGCAGAACGGTGTTGTACCGTTCCAGAATGCCGATCTTGGCTTTTCCGTCCGGACGGTCACCATTAATGAAGAACCCTGGTTCGTCGGCAAGGATGTGTGCGCAGCGCTTGGTTACGCCAATGAATCCAAGGCAATGAATGACCATTGCCGTGGGGTAACGAAACGTTACCCCATCCTCGACAGCCTCGGACGCACCCAGGAAGTTCGCATCATCAACGAACCGGACATGATGCGTTTGATCTGCGGCTCCAAGCTGGAATCCGCACAGCGCTTTGAGGCGTGGGTTTTTGAAGAAGTGCTTCCTTCCATCCGCAAGAGTGGTGGCTACATGGTCAGCCGTCCGGAAGAAACGCCGGAAGAGATCATGGCGCGAGCCATGATAATTGCCGGAGACACGATCAAAAAGCAGACGGAACGCTTGAAGCAGCTGGAAGCCGAACGGGAAAGGAACGCAGCCTATGTAATCTACGGGAAATCTGTAGAGGTATCAAAGGGCAGTAAGAAGGTGGGCACTTACGCAAAGATACTTACCCAGGGAGGAATGATCATTGGGGAAAGACGGCTTTTTGCTCTTCTCCGGGAGCTTGGAATCCTCGGCAAGGTGGGCGCGTATCACAATGAGCCCAGCCAGTATTGCATTGAAAGGGGATATTTCCAAATTACTCATAGAGAAATCGCACATACAAGCGGCATCAAGGAACCCAAGATAACGCCCTATCTTACACCCAAGGGCAGAATTTGGCTCACCAATAAGTTCTACAAGCTGTGGGACACGACTCCCGAAGTCTTCACGCCTTTTGTCGGGAAAGGGTCCTGCCTCCGCCCGGATATGAAGGACTATATAGCCTATGCAGACGTGGAGGATTAGATATGCCAACTATCGAATACGACGAAGAAACGGGCCTTATCTGGGCAGACGACCGCTGGATGACTTTGGACCAGGCGGGTGAGTATGCCGCCACGTTGCGGGAACAACTCACTGACTTGGAAGATGCCATGTTTGAAATGGGCCGTTCCCCACATGCAAAGAGCTGCGGGCCCAACCCTGACGGACACCATGACTGACCTGGAACCCGAACTGATTGATGTGCTCAAGCTACTCGGCTGGCACGAGCTTTAACAATGAAAATATTATGACCTACCCTGAATCAGAGTTTTACGACTGCAAGACCTTGGCCCTGATGTACGATTCCGACCGGGATGTGATCAAGAGGACCGTCCATGAGTTGAAGGACAAGGGGCATGTGATCGAGATCCTGTACTGGGGCAAGCAGGGGAAGATGAAGGTGCACGGCAAGCAGTTCCGCCGGGCGTTGCTCCGAGAATATGGAGAAGGAGGAGTGAACAGATGAAGACACTTCTGGAAATGTTGGCGGCGGCTGCAAGTGGCTTGTTCATGGCGTTATCGCTTTGGCTGGCCATGGAGCTGGACAACGCCGGGCTGCAGGCCGGTAAGAGTCCGCATTCCGGTTTTTGCCCGGAGTCTCCCACTCCCATGAAAGCTTTTGACGGCTTGGAAAAACCGTCCCGCCCTCACGGCATGAGGAAACAATAACCATTAGAAAATACATAATACAATGATTACAAGCAATATTGATACTGCATCTAAACCTGTTCAGGCAAAGCCTTTTGATACAGGCGACAGGGTAATGTTAAATTCCCAGTTAATTATCACCATGCCTAATCGTGGAAGGACTTATCGTTTTTCTCCGGAAGATGAATTTGTCGTGGTGCGGCGCAAGGACGAGAGCAATTTCTACGTCGCCTTTATCAAGGCTCCCTGGCTGGGCGTCTTTGAATTGAATGACGAAGGCTTCTCCTTGTGCGACGAAGACTAACTATTTCTTCACGCCTCTGTCCGGGGCGCGTCGATTGAACCTGATTAAATAATAATATTTAATTGATAATAAATAAGATTATGATCGCTATGAATACAACTGCAGCATTACTGGTAAACGCAGAACCCCTCTCCCGTTGCAGCGGGAAAGGGGCGGATGTTGTGAATAATGGCAAGACGGCTAATCCTATCATTGCTCACAAGCCAGTAAGTACGACAGACGGGAAGCCCTGTCAACCGGCAAAGGCTGCCAGAACGGCCAAGAAGCCCGCCGCCCCTAGGAAGAAGCGGTACGATGAAGAGGATTTGATAGCCTTCGGAGAGAATGCCATCATGCTCCGGGGCGCGGCCGAAGCCATTCTGGATATGTTTCACCTGTTGGTCTTTTTTGATGACGACCAGGAAGAGGTTGTCAATGGCGTGAAGGGAGCCTTCGATGAGGCCGCCATTCTTCTGCAAAATGCGGCGAATGCGTTTGAAGAGAAGATTCCTTTCAAGGTTTTGGACAAGAGGCGGAAGACTTTTTTTGCCCTGACGGAAATAGATGAAAAAGACAGCGATGTTCTTGCCGCGATTACTGCTATCAATTCCGGTTTTATCCAGTGGGATGAAGGAAGTGTTTGCGTGAAGGCGACACGTTGCGAAATGGCAACTCTTCTGCTTAACCGCGCATTGGAAAGCGCCAAGAAGTCCTTCTACCTTGCCGAAGACTCAACATCAAACCCCGCCCTTGCCGCAACGCTTGCTTCCATGAAAGGAGGGCACAGGTGATGAAGGTTGTTACCCTGAAAATCCCTATCTCTCAATCCATGTATGATACTGCTACGTTTGCGGTAGAAAATGGATCTGCCAGAAACGAAGAAGAATATCTGTCCAGCGTTGCTCTCAAGGGGCTGTTTTCTGAATTTTATGAAGATAGGCAACTAAACTTGGACTTAAACGGCTATTTGGATGCAGCGGTTAAAAACCTCTACACCAAGGAGCTTGCCGGGGAAACCCGGCAAGCTTCCGAGGAAGATTCATGCGCAGATTGTCTCTTTGAAAATGGAACTAGGGCGGATTGCTGTGAATGCAGGCGCCGCATGGGTGACATGTACACTCCCAAACAGGAAGGAGGGGCCGAGCATGACGCCTGAACAGAAAGCCCATTACGAGTATGGACGCTCCCGTGGCTGGCTTAAAGCTCACAGAAGCAAGAGGTATTTTGTGGATGTGGTCGATATGGGGCTTCATGCTTGGCACATTGAAAGAGATATGCACGGACTGGACGCACTTATCCGCGACGCATGGCAGAAGCGAGCCGCGTGCAGGGCGTGGGTGCCCTTGGAGAAAAGGGAATGCCGGACTTGTAGTTATTTGGAAGAAGACGACGGTTCCGAGATTTGCGAGAATTGCATGATTTTCAATAGCCTTGCAAGTTCCTGCAATTGGGAGCCGAGAAAGGAGGGGGAATGAAATACCCTTACATTGACCAATCAGGCCGCGGCATCCGTGCTGGAGTTGAAAATGAGGCAGTTTGCTTTCCTATGGAAACACCAGAACAGGAAGAACGCCGCTGCATTCAGGAGCTTTGCCGCATTAAGGGGGAATTGGGGCGTACAGGCCGCTACGGCGTGTATTTTGACCTTACAGGTCCGGAAATAGAGTTTTGGGTAGAAGAGTTCGGCAAGCCGGACTTCCTGCTCTACATCAAACACCAGGATGCCGGCGCGGTGCTGGATTACGTCCGCAAGAGGTGTGAACAATTAAAGCTAACTTAAACTATGGATTATATTAAACAAGTTGTGTTACTTGCCAAAACGGTAGGAATAACTGAAGAAGAATTAGATACTATTGTTTCTCATTTTCTTATAGACTCTTCATCCCAACTAACACAAAAATCTGCTGAGGTTATATATCAAAATCCGGATCAATATTTTAACTGGGTTTTGTATGGACTCCGCTCACGAGAACCTTCGTGTTCATGGGATCATACAATACAATTTCTGGACAAACTAAGTGCAGAAATAATTGTCGAAGTGGTTCGGTGCTCTGAATGTGTTTACGGACGAAAACAATCTTCCGATAAAATGTTTAGAGCATGTTCTTTATCCGACAGGTGGGAAAGACCAAATCACTTCTGCGCTAAAGGAAAAATTGAAGATAAATAGAATATGGAATATATCAACGTTCCATTATATGTTGCCCGCTCCAGTGAGTATGTCGGCGCTGAACCTGTTCAACGGGCCACTTGGTTTTCATTGATGGCTTGGTCTTGCGACCAGGAGAACATGGGGCGTATTGCCGGGGCCCGGTCCTGGGGAAACCGTCGCTGGATGCAGACATGCGGGGTCATGGCTTCTGAAGTGGCGGAGTCTTGTGCCCTTTTCCATTGGGATGGAGATGATTTAATTGTCACCTTCTACCCGGAAGATGCCCAGCGAGAAATTGAGCGCAAAAGGGAAATCGCGCGTGCCAACGGACGGAAGGGAGGCCGGAAACCAACGCCGGAACCTATACCGGAAACCAACGTTGGTTCCGACGTAGGAAACCAACCTTGGATAGCAAATGAAGCTCCATTGGAAAGCGAAAAGAAAGGAAAAGAAAAGGAAAGGAAGGAAAGAGAAGTGGAAGAAAATAATCCATCCCCCTCTACTCCCCCTCCGTGCACCGTGGAAGAAGTCGAGGCTCATTTGCGGGCCGCAGCCTGTTCGGGGCGTGTACGTTTGATTCCTGATCAAATTCCGGATTGTGCCCTTGCCTACTGGGGAAGCCGTGATGCCGTCAACTGGACGCGCAACGGAATCCCCGTGACTAGGTGGCAGTCTGATGCCGTCAGCTTTGCCATCAGCTATGCCTCCAACCATCCGCCTCCTCCTGAAAATGGAAATAGTGACCCCTTCGATCCAAGATTTAGAAAAAACATTTAACCCTCAATAAGAAACCATCATGCATTTTACAGAAACACAACTCAACGCCGAAAAGACCGTTCTTGGCAACTGCATTGACGGCGCCGACAAGGTAGCCGCCCTGATCGAGCAAGGTTTCACGAAGGCTCATTTTGTCCTTCTGGCCCATCAGAAGGTCTGGAGCGCCTTTGAGACTCTGGCCAAGACTCCGGAAAAGGTCAATATCACCGACCTGATCCATCACCTGGAAGCCGCCGGCGAGCTTGAATCCGTAGGAGGTCACGCCGGGCTTGTCGAGCTTTCAACCAGCTTTGCCTACCATTTCCAGTTCGAGCCCTCCGTGAAGATTCTGGTGGAAGCCAAGAAGAAGCGGGATGTGGAATCCCTGTTCATTTCCGGGCTGGAAAATCTTCAAAACCCAACCCTGAGCAAAGACGAAGTGCTGGCGGAAGCCGAAAAGGTGATGTCCTCCTTGCGGGAAAGTTACGGAGTGGCCCAAGTGGCGCGCATGGCTGATGGCACACAGAAGGTGGTGGAAGGGTTGGAGTTTCGCATCAAGAATCCAGGACAGACCAAGGGGCTTCCTACCGGCTACCCCTCCCTGGACAGGATGCTGGACGGCTTACAGAACACGGCTATGGTGGTCATCGGAGCCCGGCCGGCCGTGGGGAAGACTTCCTTCATGACCAACATTCTGTACAATCTGGCCGCCGAAGGGGTGCCAGTAGGCATGTTCTCCCTGGAAATGTCCAAGGAGCAGTTGCTTGAACGCACGCTTTTTGGCATGTCCAAAATCAATGCGGCCAATCTGCGCCGAGGCATCAAGCTGACCAAGTGGCAGCAGGATGCTTTCACCAACGCGGTTCGCAAGGTAAGGAGCCTGCCTTTCTTCGTGGACGACCGGGGCGCCTTGAGGATTGACCAGATCCAGGCGACCGCCCGGCGCATGGTTGCGGACCACGGCGTGAGGTGCATCGGCGTGGATTACCTGCAACTTGCCAATCCTACCGGACGCCAGGCGTCCCGGGAACGGGAGGTGTCGGAGATTTCCGCCGGCCTCAAAGCCCTGGCCAAGGAACTGAATATTCCGGTGATCGTGTTGGCCCAGTTGAACCGGGAAGCGGAGAAACGCGCCGGGAAGGAAGCCGGGGTTCCCCGCGTGTCCGATTTGAGGGATTCAGGGTCTATCGAACAGGACGCTGATCAGATATTGTTGCTCTACAGGCCTTACGTCATGGACAAAAACGCAGATCCGGCAGAGGCGAAAATCATCGTCGGCAAGAACCGCTTCGGGGAGATTGGTTACATTGACCTGAAATGGGACGCTGCCGCCACGACTTACAGGGAGGTTTGAACAGATGATACCCTTGAACGACAGGAAGATGCTGCACCTGATTGTGCTGGCGGGAGATTGCGCCGCTTGCGGGGTGACGCCTCCGCTCCAGCCTACCATGTGCGCCGTGATGCGGCTGCTGGGGCTGCTGGGAGCCATGACGCTGGCAGAGCTGGCTAACGTTATCCCCTGTTCGGTTGAGGCGCTGCGCCAGCAGTTAAGCCGCCTGATGCGCTGCGGACTGGTGGCCAAGAAGGTCGAAAAGCGCGACGGAAAGCCCGTGGGCATGTACAAGCTGACGCCCAGCGGCACCATTACCCTGCAAGGGTGGATGGCTGATACGGAGAAGTTTCTTAAGAGAATACAAACCCAACCAGAAAGGAAATAGAACGATGGAAATGCTGAATACGAAGCAATACGAATTGGCGCATGCCGTAGCCGCCGGGGAAGACCATGTGGAGGCGTACATGCGCATTTATGGGGCGAGCCGGGAGACGGCGGGCAAGAATGCCAAGAAGACGCTGACCAAGCCGGAAGTGGCCAAATTGCTGGAGGATCTGCGCGCTGCCGACAAGGCGAGCGTGGAGATGATTAAGCGGGAGCTGACGGCAGAGCTGCTGAAGGACAGCCGCAATGCAACTCTTCCCGCCCGCGACCGATTGGCCGCGCGTGCGCAACTGGCTAAGATTTACGGGCTGGAGAAGTCAAACGTGCATGTTTCCACGGATGACGAGTTCCGGCAGGCGATTATTCAGGCAGCCAAGGGGGAACCCTTGGTGAAACCGCAGGTAAAACAGTGAGTTTAGGTGAGTTCAGGAAAAAGGGCGGTCATTTCGGTGGCCGTCCTTTTTTGTTTTTGGCATGCTGTCAAAAGTTTTTTCAGAAAGTTGGTTGAAGAATATGGAAAGGCTTCGATAATTAAATTGAATAGCGATAGCCAGAAAGTTTCTGGAACTGGGTACTATTCAAATAATTTATTCATTCAAAAGTGAAAACAAAAATTAAAATACGTCGTGGCTATGAAGCCGGAGATGATGGTTCTGTCAATTGTATTGAGATAGTAGAGCGAGAAACACTACCTCCCATTCTTCTCGTTAAAACAGAATACTATGATAAAGAAAAAGCTCCTGTAGATAAAAAAACAGGTAAGCGCATCAAAGAAAAAATAGAATGGCAAGACATGAGTGTTATGGAATATGATTTTGACAAGGGCCTCCTTCGGAAAAAATGCCTCTGGAGTAAAGTAATTGAAACTTGGTAATTCATAACGGTATTTAGTAGCCAATTATTCCGCGCCCTGCTTCTTCCTGGAGGCAGGGCGTGTTTTTGTTCTCCCTGCCCATGTGACACCGTCACGCTTGCGCGGGTGCTCTCCGTGTCTCCATGATGGGAGCATGAACCTTGACTTTTTGGGAGCAGAGCAGAATTTCACCGTGCTGGCGGGCAGCCAGCCGACTTACAGGCTGGATTTCATGGATGATTCCGGCAATGCCCTGGTGCTGGACAACGTGACCTTTGACGGCGTCCTCACGGCTCCGGACGGCACGGAACGCCCCCTGGACATTACCCAGGCGGAGAGCGGCAACACGCTGCTGATCGTGTTCCCCGCCGTGGAAACGGGCATGTATCTGTACGAGCTTCGGGCCACCAGCGAGGGCGGAGACCGCCTGCGGCTGGCTTATGGACGGCTGGGCGTGATGGGCACCAATCTGGAGCTTGCCCGCGTAGAGGACGATACGGAGGTGCACCGGCTGGCTGTGAGGGTTCCCGGCAACGCGGCGGCTCACTGTATGCTGGAATGGCGGGCGGTGACGGATGCGCAGCGATCGGCCCAGGACGCGGCGGATTCCGCCAGGGAGGCCCAGAAGGCTTTGGGCGAGATGGAACAGGTGCGGAAGGAGGCGGAAGATGCCGTGAAGCAGGCCCGGGATGCCCTGGGCAAGCTGAACGCGCTGGACGCCAAACTGGCGGAGGTGGAAGGGCACATTACTTCCGCTATCGTGCCGAACCCGGAGACGAATACGTGGTGGATTTGCGGGAGCAATACCGGCTACCAGGTGACGGGAGATCCGGGCAAGAGTCCCAGACTTTCCGCTGTCGGGACATGGATGATCTGGAATGTGGAGACGCAGGAGTGGGACGATACGGAGGTTTCCGCTGCCGGAAAGGACGGGCATAGTCCCTACGTCAACGCCGCGGGCCATTGGTGCACCTGGAACGTGCTGACGGGCGAGTATGAGGACACGGGGCTTGCCGCCGCAGGAAAGGACGGTGTTGACGGTACAGCGGTCAAGCGTCTTATCGTTCCGGGGCCGCAGGAGATACCAACCAGCGGGCCCACCTGCAACGGCGGCTATTATTATTACACCCCATTTTATGACGACGACGGCAACCGCCATTTTAACGTTTATGCCTGGCTGATAGCCAGCGGAGGTTCCGGGAGCTGGGTATGCGTGGGCGAAGCCAATGATATTGCGACGGCGGAGATTTACGGCCTGGTGCGGTTGGGAACGGATACGACCGTGCAGGACGGGGCGCCGGTGGGCAATGACGCGTCTGGCCAGATGCGCGTGCCCCGTGCGGATTACACGACGCCGGGCACGGTGAGGCCCGCGACGGCGGATGTGCTGGAAGATGGCGGGGCCGTAGGGTTTGACGCGGAGGGGCGCATGGTGGCCCAGGCTGCGGCTTATGGCCGCTATGGGGCAATGAAGCCTTCGACCAGCAGTGTGCCCGGCACGTGGTGCATCGGCATTAACAGCGACGGCACGGCAGGGGTTAATTGGGCCGGGCTGAATAGCGCGGGCGTCGTCAAGCTGGGCAGCCAGTTCGGGCAGAGCAATCCGATTCCGTACCAGCAGGGGGTTGGGGCTACGGAGGATCACAAGCTGGCTAATAATCTGGTGTATGGCGGAGCGTTGCAGCACATGAGCCCGTCGGCATGGGGCAGCAGGCACATGGATTGGCTGGACAGCCAGATGAGAGAGACGCCGCAGTGGTTTGGAGACGCCTATTATTTGGGGTTGGCGACGTCCGGCCAGTTTGCGCAGAGCCAGGCACGCGGGCTGGAGCTTGAGAGCGCCACGGCGGATTTAATGGCCGGGGTTTATCTGGCTTCCTCGTTGGGCAATCCGATTGACGGGACGGCGGCGGACGCCAGGGGCAACGCGGTTCCCACGGCGGCGCAGACGGCGGATTACCTGTCCCGGTTTTATTACAACAAGAGCGAGGTGTTCACGAAGGAGGAAACCCGCAAGCATGTGGCGGAAGAGCTGAAGCCTTACGCCACGCAGAGTTGGGTTGAGGGGAAAGGTTACGATACCGCGGCGAGCGTCAACGACAAGCTGGCCGGGTATCTTCCCAAGTCTCCGCGGGTGGAGCGCATCGAGGTGTTGACCAGGGAGGAATACAATAAACTGACCGCCCGTGACGCCAAGACCCTGTATATTATGGCGGCGAGTGTTGCATCCTGATTTTTTACGGCTATGAGAGTGACTAACGGAACGAGATTTATCAACAGTTTTGTGGAGGATGTTTGCCTGGGGGATTTGGCGGTGAGCCATGTTTGCCTGGGGGATAGCCAGCTTTACCCGGAAGATACGTCCAGCATGCGGAGGCTGACGGTGGAGCTGCCGGCGGCAGGTACGCTGGAGCGGGCTTATTGGGTGCACGCGGTGGCGGCCGTGCAGAATCTGGTGACGCCGAAAAGGTATATGCAGCTGACGGTGGGAGGGGAACGGTACATGGTGCATTCTTCGTTTAATGCGCTGCCTTCCGTGATGTTCGAGTCCAACGGCGTGTTTCTGTTTTACCCGGACGAGGGGGCTTCCCTGCATTCCGTCAGCCCGGGGGATTCCGTGGAGGTGAAGGCCGTGATTCCCGTGATTGACGACGCGCCCCTTTCCATCCGGGAGCAGGACGGTTCCGGGAGTCGCAGTTATTCCCTTCCGTTTTTGCCCGGCACTGGATTGTTTGTTCAGTGGACGAAGGGACAGAAGAAGAAGAGCGCGGGAACCCGTTTCACTCTGTCCGGTTCCGGCAGCGGCCTGGCCCATATCCAGGGACAGGGGCAGAAGAACGGGCATGGACGCGGCGAGACGGTGAGTTCCGTAGCGTGGCCGTGGGCCTGCCGTGTGGTGAACGGTTCCACCCATTCCTGGCTGAATGCTTTTGTTGACGGAGATACGGGGATGCTCCTGACGATGCAGGGGTTCAATTCCTGCAATGCGCTGATGGGCCGCCCGCGTTATCCGGCTTTCATCAGGACGTTCCAGCTTAAAATTTTATCTATTTCCTGAAAATGCAAACGAGAACATGCTTCAACGGAGGGGAACAGAGCCCGGAACTGGCGGCACGGTGCGACCTGGACGCCTATATGCGCGGATGCCGGGTGTTGGAGAATTGGGAGGTTTCGCAGATGGGGGGCGTGAAGCGCCGCCGCGGGATGCGTTTTTTCGCAGACGCCTTGAGCGAGCATAGCCGTCTGGCGCCTTACGTTTATTCCTATGCGGACGCTGACGGCCTGCGCTTTCTGGTGGAGATTGCCGGCGACGTGGTCAGGGTGCTGGATATGGAGGGCGCCGAGGCGGCCCGGTTTACGGACGGCGAGGACGGGATGGATTTTTATTTGGATCCCGATACGGTGCGGTGGCGCCAGTTGAATGCTTTGTTGTATCTGACTACGCAGGATAACCGCCCCATGGTGCTGAAGAGGGACGGTGACGGCGTCTGGACGCTGGAGGCATGGGAGTTCAAGCATCATCCCTGGCGGTACGTGAATGAGAAGAGGGATCATTTTTTGACGCTGGCCTGCACCCCCGTGACGGGAGGCATGCGTTATACGGTGGAGTTCGACCCGGAGGAAGAACCCGGGGAAAGTTCCCTTGAAAGTATGGATCTGCTGCGGGCCAGTTTCTGGCTGGAACAGCAGGAGGCGTTCGCCAAGGGGGGAGATCTGCGCCGGAATGTCATTATCGCGGACGGATTGCGGACAGCTTCCAAGGGGGACCGCCTGGCCGTCCATACCGATACCACCGTCAAATACTATATTTGCAAGCAGACGCTTTCCGCGGATGTGTACACGGAGGGGCTGGATGAGCCCGCCTGTTATCCCGATTGTTTTGTAGAGGCGGAGAATTTGGACGGGTTTGAAGGAGTGACGCCCGTTTATTCCGTCAAGGATGTGAACGGGAACGGTTTTGTGGATAAGGGCACGAAGGTGGCCATCAAGTCCGGCTACTGGGAGTATTTCACCTGCATCCGGGATTTTACGGAGGCGGATATGGTGGATATGGGCACGGGGTTCGGGGATTATCCGGGTTATTTCGTGCGCGGTCTGGCCGTGGGTAATGCTCTCACCTGCCGGGGGAAGTGGGAGTTTTATTGTTCCGGTCTGTGGTACGGGAGCTATGAGGTGCGCAAGTGCTATGATTCCGGCGATTTGGGAAGTGATTGGGAGACGGCCGGCACAAGCTTTTCCCGGATTGGGGAAGCGAGTAATACGCAGTTGACGGGGGACGAGAGCGACGAGGAATGTTTCCTCCGCCTGTTTCTGACGCGCAGCAAGTTCATGGGGGATTCCCTGGCGTCCGGCTTCCCGGCGGATAGCTGCGGGAACCGGCTGATTGTTCCCGGCTACCGTCATGATATGGTGCTGCGGGCGGTGCCCACGCTGGATGATGCCGGAGAGGTGGCCGCCGTGGAATGGTCCTGTGAAGACAAGGTTCCCGTCGAATGGGTGGGGCGCCGGACGGTCCACAACTGGAGCTGGGCGGCCTTTTCGGAACGCTACGGGTTCCCGCTGCTCTGTGAGGTGTACAATCAGCGGCTGGTGTTCGCTTCCACGCGGGAACAGCCGCAGACTGTCTGGATGAGCCGCACGGACGATTTCAATAATTTTTCCACCGGGGACAGCGATGACGCGGCTTTGGCGCTGACGATGGCCACTTCATCCCAGAATCCGGTGTGCTGGATGAAAGTGCTGGATTACCGTCTTGCTTGTGGTACATCGGAGGCCGAGTGGATTATTTCCGCCGGGTCCAGGCAAGGAAGCATTACTTCTTCCGACAGGCAGATTGAAGCACATGGACATATTGGTTCCAAAGCTATTCCCGCCCTTCTGTCTTCCGAAAAGATTCTTTATATTGAGCGGGGAGCGAACCGTTGCCGTGAGTATGGATATTCGTTCGAGATTGATGGGTTCCGTAGTAAGGATTTGACCGTGTTGGCCCCTCATATTCTGCGCGATCACGGAGGCGCGAAGCATGGCACGTTGTTGACTAATCCCGATACGGTGGCGGTGTTTGTGCTGGCGGATGGTCAACTCGCCTTGTGCACTTACAATACGATGCACGAGGTCAACGCGTGGCACCGATGGATTACCGACGGACGCATTCTTGCCGTCTGCGCGATGCCGGACGGTTCCCGTTCCGACCGCCTGTTCCTGATTGTGAAACGCGAGACGTACACGGCCGCGGGGGATTTGGCGGACAGTTCTCTTTATATCGAGGTGGTGGACGACGATTCCCCCTACGATGATGTGGGTAATGATTACGTGTCCACGCTGCTGACCAACGCCTTGAGCAACCCCCTGGAAACACGGGTGGAGAGAAATCCGAAGTTCCCGGTAGCCGTGCTCTTTGGACAAGATTGCCTGACCGAACCGCTGCGGGTGACTGGAGACGGCGAGCAATGGGTTCCCGTGGCCAGCAACGCCCCCGTGATGACGAAGGGCTGGCACGAAGTGATTACGGTGAACCGGTGGCAGTATGAGCATGTGGTGGGGCTGCGGTTCAGCGGTCCTGCCGGGTGTGAATTTTTGGCGATGCAGGGATGATGAACGCATTGGAACAGGCATGGGACGTGTTGGAAAGCATCAAGCCAGGATTGTACGGGGAACATATCCGTACGGCTCTGGACATGGGCGGCATTGTTCATCTGGCCCCGGATTGCGTGTACATGGGCGTTCCGCGGGATCCTGTGGACGGGGATGACGCGCATACGTTTCTGGTGTTGTTTGTGTGCGGCATTGGGGCGCGTATCGGCGTCCAGGCGGATTACCTGCTGGGGCTGGGGTACACGCACGTGGTCTGGTGCCGGGAGGTGAAAGGCTACGGTCCCCAGGGGTTGCAGAAACACCGCATGGGGAAGTTTGCCCGGCTGGCGCAACGGTTGAACGGAGGGTAACGATGAGTAAGCATTGGTACGAGAATTGCTGGACAAGCCAGGAATGGAGGCTGAGTCATTTGTATTGGATTGAGCGCAAGAACGGTCCTCCATGCCGCTTCCGTTTGAACTGGGCCCAGCAGGAATTGCACCGTAACTTGTGGCACCGCAATAATATCCTGAAGGCCCGCCAGCTTGGGATTTCCACCTATACGGCCATGTTGATGCTGGATATGTGCCTGTTTCGGGAAGGGTTCCATTGCGGCATCATCGACAAGACCCTGCCGGATGCCCAGGAGAAGATGGGCAAGATTTCCTTTGCGTTCCATGCTTTGCTGGATCCTCCCGTCAACGGAGAAGAGTTCGTGGAAGACGAGTGGGAGCGGGAACAGATCAATACGTTTGCCCGGCAGCTTTTTGTGAGCGCCAAAGGGAGGATTTCAGCCACCAGGGCGGAGTTTGCCACGGGCAGCAATATCCGGGTGGGAACCAACCTGCGAGGCGGCACGATGCAGTTGCTGCACGTTTCCGAGTTTGGCTATGTGGCTATCAATGACCCCAAGAAGGCGTTGAAGATTCTTTCCGGCGGGATTAACACGGTGGGACGCGACGGCGTGGTGATTATGGAATCCACGCATGAAGGAGGCAAGTATGGCGAGAATTACCGTATGACCAAGGCGGCCATGGAGAATGTGGGGCGTACCCTGACGCCGCTGGATTTCAAGTTTTTCTTTTTTCCCTGGCATAAACAGTCGGAATACCGGGTGGACGAAGGGGATCCCCTCCGTTTGAACAACCAGCACCGGGAGTATTTCGAGGGGCTGGCCAAGGAAGGAATTAGCCTGGATGAGGGACAGAAACGCTGGTATTTGGCCCAGTGGAATACGTTTGGCTACCTGGTGAAGCAGGAATACCCCAGCACTCCGGCGGAAGCGTTTGAAACGCAGGTGCACGGAGCTGTGTACGGCGCCCAGATTTCCATGCTGCGGGCTCAAGGGCGTCTCAAGCAGCAGTTTGAGCCCGACGATACACGTCCGTTGTACGTGAGCTGGGATATCGGGCTTTCCGACTACATGACCCTGTGGCTGATTCAGCCGGGAGGGGACGGCAAGTTTTACGTGCTGGACCATTATTCCGCCAGTGGAAAGGAACTGGCGCATTACATCGGCGTCGTGCGCGGATGGGAGGCCCGCTGCGGGCAGAGCATCGCCGCCAATTTCCTGCCCCATGATGCGGCCAAGCGGGACTGGGATCTGACGAGTTTCGATCAGAGGCTGGAAATGCAGGGGCTGGTGTGCCGGGTGGTTCCGAGGACCAGCGATATTTGGACGGGGATTCACGTCACCCGTCAGTTGCTGCCTCATTGCGTGTTCCATGAAAAGTGTTCAGAACCTGTCATGGTTGACGGCGTGGAGTATATGAGCGGCGTGAATGCCCTGGAGAATTACCAGACGCTGCCTCCGGGAGCCAATGGCCGGGTGATTTCGATGCCGCTGCACAATGCCTGTTCCCATTCCGCAGACGGGTTCCGGACGTTTGCCGAAGCGTATGCGCATGGTTATGTCGAGAAGACGGGAGCACGGGCGCCCAAGAGAACCGAACAGAGAAGTGGCATGCGCAAGGGGATGGCCAGGGGCGTTCCGTGGGCAAAGTAATTTTTTTGTCCGTGTGACACCGTCACGCTTTCTTTCCGTCCGCGGGCATGTGAAATCATGATACATGATCATCAACACCACTGCCGGCAAGACTTATGCCGTCACGCCTCAAACGGATTGCACTGTTTCCACTACGGACGGTGTCTTGATTGCTTCCTGCGCGGCAGGGGAGCAGACGCTTTTTGTCGCCCCCGGCGCGGAAGTGGAAGTGAGTGACGATTCCGCCCTGGTCACGGAGTCTTTTAAGGGCGCCCCCGCCGGATTGTCTGCCGTCTGGGGCTCCATTAAAAAAGTTTCCGCCTCTCTGTCTTCCAAGCTTAATGTTTCCACATTCAACGCTCATCAAGCTAATACTACTATCCACGTTACGGCTCAAGAGCGTGAGAAGTGGAACAGCAAGCAGGATAACCTGACGGATGAATCAGGTAATATGACGCTGGCCGGCAATATCACCGTCGCGGGAGGCACGTTTGACGGGACCGTCAACGCCAACGGCGGCATCAACATCCCGCTGGCCGTGGGGGCGGTAACGGACACGGCGGCGGTTAATCGCTTTTATGCGTTGGGATTGGCCGGTGCTATGTCGGCGTTGGTTCAGCCTATATACCTTAATTCCAGTTCGATCACAGTCGCGGGTTCCATTTCTAAAGCTTCCAACGGTACTCTTGCCGGGTTGATGCAACGTTTTTCAGTGGGCGCGGCTTCTGCCGATTCCAATGCGTATGGGTCAGCGGTTATTCCCCTGATAGGGCCTAACGGTCAATTTAATTACAGTTCCATAGCCGGATTTTCCCTTGCGGTCAGCGCGACAGCCTTCGCTAAATTTACTTTTGGCTTAGGCCGCGGCTCAAAAACCAACAGAACCGGGTTGACGATGGATTCTTATTCCATGATTCCGGGCGATAATCTGGCCGTCAACCATGGGGAAATCGTAGATGTTACCATCAATACTCCTTACGATACTGTCCGCAAGGGGTATGAAATCAGAGTAAGGGAAATTTTTTATGTAAAGTCCGTTGGACACTGGCAGGTGAAGACGACAACCGTATTTCTTCCGGTAGGCCATAATGAGCTGATGCCAAACGGGCTGAACAGGCTTATTTACATGCAGAGCGGGCCGCCGAGTACAGCAGTGCGGGAGGAAAAGGCGGCTCTTTATATGGAGCTGGGAGGCGGCAGTACCAATACCCTGTTCAAGATAGCTTCTCTCCGCGGCTTCATCGCTTTCGAGGCAGGAACAGGCGTAAGCACCCTGATTATCGACGCGCGCAATGAGAAAACATATGCCCTTTCAGCCGACGCGGGCACAGGCACCAGGCACCTTTATGCCAATGGATTGACCAATCCAACCTATCACGCATTGGAAGCAATGGCCGTCAATGCCATTGAATCCGAGGAAACGGCGGATTTTGAAGATATTAACATACCTCTCTAATCATGAACGACGCAGAAATACAAATTCAGTTCCCGCGGCCCGGCAACTGGCAGGAATTCACGTTGACGGCCATTTATCAGGACGCGGACGGGTACACCCGCATAGACCGCTATACGCAGGACGAAATTCCGGCGAACCAGACCCCGGCCATGGCCGCCGTCGTTGCCGCTCTGGTGGAACTGGGCGAGGACTGGCAGGCGGTGCAGGTGTGGGCAAGGCTGGGAAAAAATGCCCTGACCCTTGCGGAAGACGGCACCTATACAATGATTGATGCGGTGTCTTTGACCGTTGAGGCCGTCCATGCGGAGACCAAAGGCCGCAGGATTTTTACAGTCTCGGACTACCCGGCTTTTATCCTGACCGACCCCGCCGCCGTGGAGTTTTTCAATTACTTCACTACCTCTACCAATAACAACATAATCATATGACTACTAATAATCAATGCAATCATGCCGAGGCTATCGCCAGAGAAATGCACATGTACTATGCAGCCCAGGCACACAATGAGTCCAACACTCCAATCCCTCACTGGGCA